GTTGCGCGTCTGAAATCGGTTGGGCTTCCGCAGTACCGGCGAAAAGGCAGGATTCGTCGTTTCCCGCCAAATACGCCCCTCTTTCGCAACAAGACGCACCCGCAGCTTGGCGATATCGCGCGCAATCAGCGTCTGGCACGCGAAAATAAACGGGTTCGCCAAAACTTCATCCCGGCTGACGACAACATTGCTCTGCCATGCGCCAGGGTACGACTCGAACACTGGATACCACGATCCGCTCGACTGAGCGACCGGGGCCAGTGCTTTCTTGCGAAAGAGCGAGGGGAGTTTCATGGTCAGGAAGCCGCAATGACCGCAAGCTTATCGCCAGGGCGCACCCCAAACGACATTGACGCTTCGGCAGGCACCCGCAATCCGCCGGTCGTCGCGGTTGGGTTCGGTCCGACCACATAGTGAAACGCGGCATCAGAGGTGATCGTCACAAAACGCGTGGACGCGGAGAAAGCGGCGGATTGCACATTGGCCGAGTAGGTCACGGGCGCCTGATCAACGCCCGGCTCCATAACGACTGGAGCAACCTCCTCCCCTTCCTCATAGAGGCGGTTTTCGCGCCATTTGTCAGACGCAGGCATCGCCTGATATTCTCGAATCCAGAGCGTAGCCATCATTCACCCTTTCGATGCGCGTCGACTTTCTCGCGCAGTTGACCGGCATCCCAGCCCATAAATGGGCGCTTTCCGACAACACGCTCATATTCCGCCCGCAAATCAGCAATGTCGTCGCGAGGGGCAGCAGGGCGCATGTCGCGGCGATGATATCCCAGCTTGGCGGCGATCTTTGCGAAACGTGGATCACGCGCGCTCAACATGCGGTTGAGGTAATTCTGTTTCATATCGCCTCCATGCGAATAGGCCGGGCAGATCATCCGCCCGGCCAGATGTCTGCGTTAGAGGGACGCGCCGGGGAGACCCCAGTTGACCTCATCCAGAACAGCGACAGCCGAAGTGCGGCGCTTCATCCAGTTCAGGATGCGCTCGGCGCGGAAGGCGACCGAGTTGGTCTGGAACATCGAAACCATCGACGTGGCCGTGGGGGTCACGGTGTCGTTGGTCGGGTTGTCCAGCATCTGCAACGAGGCTTCGCGCGACATATCCACGTTTACGCCGCCCTCATCACCGAAGTAGATGTCGCTGGCGTTTACCAGGGCAACATAGCCACCCGCCGTCACGGTCGGCATGTACTCGGAGACGATGACCGGGAAGCCCTCGAAGGTGCCGCCGCCCATGGTGATATCGGCGAACTCTTTCTGACCGAGCGGGTTGCGCATCAGCGACAGTGCCAGTGCGGTCGATGCCGACATGACCCAGACAGCAGCGGACGGCGGGTTGTTGGCGGCGATGAAGGTCGCCATCATTGCCCGAACATCTTCACGGATCGCATCGGCGTCGTTGCCGCTCGACGTGATGGCCGTGACGCCGTTGGTGATCGACGCGGGCGAGACACCTGCCGATGCGGACACCGAAGGATCGATGAACGTGGTATCGACCTTTGCCGCCACCGCAGCTGCGAGACTGTCGCGCAGAATGGCGTCAGCCGCCGGGTTCGACTTGCGAAGCAGTTCTTCCGTCACAACCGAAATGGTCGCAACCTTCAGCTCGTCCAGCGTGGTACGGCTGAAATCGAACGCAGTCAGCGGCTTCGCCTTGCCTTCACCAACCCAGTAGGCCGAACCGCCGCCGGTTTGACCGATCAGCGGGACGCGGAAGGGCACCGTGCGCAGCGCGGGAATGCCGCTGTTGCCGAACTTGCCCACGATGGTCATCGGGCGCAGGTATTCGACAAAATCAGCGTAAACCGACGTTTCGTCACCAACCAGTTCAGCCGCCCAGTTGCCGGATACCGAAGCACCAGCCACAACGTTGGCCTTGGTCAGAATGCCGAAAACCGGCGAGTCCTCACCATAGAACGCCTTCGCCACATCAGCCGAGTTGCGGCCATCAAGACGGGCAATCGCCTTGGCACGGGCCAAACGGGCGAATTCGACACCCGGCGCAGCCTTCGCCGCCTTCACCTTGACCGGGGCCAGGTGGTCGCGGGCATTGCTGCCTTCGCTCGATTTGGCACCAGCGACAGGCTTGGCGGCAACCGATTTGACCTTTTCGAGGTCGCGAAGGTCCGAAAGTTCTTCGTCAATCTCGGCCATTTCCGCCTTGAGGGTCTGGAATTCTTCTTTTTCCTCTGCGGTCTTGGATTCACCGCGTTCAACAGCGGCATTCTGGATTTCTTCCATACGGGCTTGGGAAGCCGCACGTTTCGCCTCAAAAGCGGCGATCTGCTCTGCGAGCGTTTTCATTTTTGTGCCCTCCTTGGGCGTCAATGAGACAGGTTTGGATTTCCCCGAGACGCCGGGAGACGGTGCGCTTTTCGCGCTGGATGCAGTTTCGCCAATGCCGGTCGCGGCGGGCTTGGCTGCATATTCTTTCACCGTGGCGATGTTCGCCTCGGCATTCGCCGGGATTGTGACCGCGCTAAGTTCCAGCCATTCCCATTTGCTGAATTTAACGCCCCACGATCCCTCGATCTGCTCGGATTCGAGGCCGCGAAAGCCAATACTGAGACCGCGCACCAGCCCGGCTTTAAGCAGTTTCCAATAGCGGTCGATCTCGTCAGTGACCCCGAGCGCCACCTTGCCAACGATCTCGATCCCTTTGCGGGTCACCTTGGCCTCGGTGATTTCCCCGATGGGGTCGCCGTGGTTGTGCTGCCAAAGCAATGGCAGGGGGAGCTTGTAGACCGCACCTTCGGGCAGGACGATATCATCCATCCGGTCGGTGGCAGGGGTGGACGCAATGCCGGTGATAACCCCGGAATCGTCCATCGCCTTGATTTCGAGGGTCGCAAATGCACGTTCCATGCGCGGCCTCCTAGAGTGTGAAAAACTGAAAGTCTGGCTCTGCCTCGGCCTTGGCCTGGATGAACCAGCCGAGCGCCATGATCAGCGCAACTGCGCCGTCGATCTTGTTTCCCGGCAGTTCCTTGCGCGGGTAAACGTTGTCCTTGGCATCGAAATGCCCCACCACGTTGCCAATCATCCAGTTCAGCACCGCATTGCCGGGATGATGTATCCGGCCCTCGCGCATCAGCGCGTCGAGTGTCTTTGTGGCCTCTGACATGTTCGCCACGGTTTGACGGAATTCATCTGCGGGGAAATTGTCCCGTTGCAGGTTTGAAATCATGTGCTGGGCCTGCCACGGGTCCGCGACAACCGCCCGGATATTCCGCCCCGGAACCTCTAGGCGTATCTCATCCTCGATAATGCCGAAATCGATTGTCTCGCCTGTCGTGGCGGTCAAATCGCCCTGCATTTCCCAGCCCCGATACATCGGGTGCCGATCTTCCTCGATTGCCGCGCGGGGAATGTAGAAGGTCGGGAACACATAGAAGTGGTCCCTACCCTCTACCTGCCGCCGGTAGACGTTCACCTTGGCCGCAATGTCGATCTTGCTGGCAAGGTCCAGCGAAATCACACTGTCGTCTTGCTGGAAATCCACCTCATCCAGCGATTTATCTTCGCATCTGCGCCAATGCTCTGTGTCAAAGAGCGCGTGATTTGCATCGACCCACACATTCAGGTGCTTGGTCAGGTAGTTGGCCCGAGCTGTTGCGACTTGCTGCGCCTTGCTGGCGGTCTGCATGACCACATTCGGATCAACCGAGACGCCCCAATTCGGGTTGGCCTTCCTTAGCGTAGCCTCGTCAAAGTGATCGTCGCCCTCGTCAATCGTGTAGACGATGCCGAAGGTCGCAGCCGCCGCCGCGTCTGTCGCATCACCCGCCAAGACCTTTAGGACGTAATCCCGAACCTCGTAACAGATCCCGTGTTTATTCGCGCCTGCCGTGGTAATCATCCACAGCAGCGATTGAGGCCGCTTGCCAATCCCCGTCTCAAGCACGTCATACACATCGCGGGTCTTGTGGGCGTGAAGCTCATCGACCACCGCAAGATGAATGTTCAAGCCGTCGAGCGTATGCCCATCGGCAGAAAGCGCCTTGAAGCTGCTAGACGATTTGAGCTGTGTGACAGCCTGCGCTGTGACCTCGACCCCGAACCGAT